CAGTGGACCCTGACCTAACGGGGTCTGCTCGCAAGGCGGAACTTCAGGCCATCAAGGATACTGCCTTGGCGTGCAAGGAACTGATTGTGGAGCGACAGAAGCTAGAACAGCTAGTGGGAGACCTCGAGGAGTCTGGTGGCTTCGAGGAGGAGAAAGACTTCAAGGGAGGATTCGCAGAACGAATGGCACGTAAGTGATGGCAGGTCTGAAGATGATAGACGGCGAAGAGGTGATCAACATCTGTCCCAATGGGTCGGATGGTCCGATCATTGAGATTGAGTCGCTGAATATTCAGCTTCCAGAGCCAACGAATGTTTTATTCCAAAGTTTACCAGTAGTGAACCAAAAGTGGCAAAGAATAGAATTGCCACGAGAGCTGTCCCAGATTAAGTCTATGGACGACTGGTACGAATCACCACGAGAGTTCCAACAGAAGTGGAGCCCCTACATCGAGGAGGAGTTCCGCCGCAGGAGAGAAGGTGTGTGGTTTATGAATAACGGTGTTCAAACATACATTACTGGACACCACTATATGTTCCTTCAGTGGAGCAAGATTGACATTGGCTACCCGGGCTACCTAGACTTCCAGAGAAAGCTGTTCACCCACTTCGCTGCGTGCGAGGCAGACCCACGTTGCTTGGGACAGATCTACACCAAGTGCCGACGCTCTGGGTACACCAATATGAGTGCAGCTACGCTTGTGAACGAAGGTTCGCAGGTGAAGGAGAAGCTGTTGGGTATTATGAGCAAGACAGGTACTGACGCTCAGGAGGCGGTGTTCGGATCTAAGATTGTGCCAATCTTTAAGAGCTATCCATTCTTCTTCTCTCCCATCTTAGACGGCACCACCAACCCGCGAATGGAGCTTGCGTTCCGTGAGCCTGCAAAGCGTATCACCAAGAAGAACAAAACCACCGAGCGAGGAGAGGCACTCGACACGATTATCAACTGGAAGAACACCACCAACAACGCATACGACGGAAGCAAGACGCATATGTTGTTTCTCGATGAGGCTGGTAAATGGTTGAATCCTAACGACATACGTGAGGTGTGGCGCATCCACAGAACGTGTTTGCTTGTTGGACGTAGGGTGATTGGCAAGGCGATGGTAGGCTCTACTGTGAATCCACTTGACAAGGGTGGGCGTGAGTTCCGAGACCTGTACTACGACTCTGACCCGAACGACCGAAACGAGAACGGACGTACCAAGAGTGGTCTGTACAAAATCTTCATCCCAGCATACGATGCACTAGAGGGATTCTTCGACCAGTACGGCTTGCCTATTGTTGACGACCCAGAGCAGCCAGTGATGACTGAGGATGGTACGTTCACCACAATCGGTGCACGCACGTTCTTGAAGAACGAGAGAAAGGGACAGCAGAACAACAGCTACGAACTTAACGAAATCATCCGTCAGTTTCCGTTCACTGAGGACGAGGCGTTCCGTGATTCGACCAAGTCTTCGCTGTTCAACATCCAAAAGATTTACGAGCAGATTCAGCACAACGAGGAGCTGTTCCCAAATCCAGTAATCATTGGCAACTTCCAATGGAAGGAAGGCAAGCAAGACACGGAGGTTGTCTTTGCACCAGACCCTAACGGAAGGTGGAGAGTGGCTTGGCTAGCACCACAGGATATTCGAAACAAACGAAAGATAGAGAACAACAAGATGGTTGCTCCCAACGGAGCATTCGGTGTGATGGGAGTTGACTCCTATGACCTTGACACTACGATCGACTACCGAGCATCTAAGGGTGCCTGTCATATCTACAACAAGTTCTCGATGGAGCACCCAGCGAATATGTTTGTTGCTGAGTATGCCTCTCGTCCACCGCTTGCTAAAATCTTCTACGAAGACATCCTTATGGCTGCTGTATTCTACGGCTATCCTGTGCTGATAGAGAACAACAAGTACGGCATTGCACGATACTTCGAGTCACGAGGGTATGACGAGTACCTAATGGACCGTCCAGCGCATCTTATGTCGTCATCGGCAAAGGTGAACGTAAAGACAAAAGGTATCCCATCCAACAGCCAAGACGTAATCCAAGCCCACGCGCAGGCTATCGAGGCATACATCCACGACCACGTAGGACTCCACAACGAGACCGGACACTTCGGAAAGATGTACTTCACAAGAACACTAGAGGACTGGATTAACTTCAAGATTGACGACCGAACAAAGTTTGACTTAACCATCAGCTCTGGACTCGCACTTCTTGGAGCACAAAAGCAGGTAAAAGAAACAAAGAAGACGAACTTCAACGAGAAGGTTTTCTTCCGTAAAGGCAAGGAAATTACGCGCTGAGATAACACGTACCTTTGTACATAAACTGCGATAAATGGATCAATACTCAGTAAAAAGCAACGGGTACGACTCTACGTTTCCTGATCCGCTTGCGTCACACGAGGCCAAAGTAAGTAAAGCCTATGGCCTACAATACGCCAAGGCCATCTACAGCCAATGGGGTAGTGTAGAGTGGGAAGGCTCACTATATGGTAAGCGTTGGAAGGAGTTTGAGATTTCTCGCGACTACGCAAACGGAACACAGGACACTTCAATCTACAAGCAAATCCTTACGTCGCTAGACCCAAACAACGGAGACGGATCACTGGTAAACCTTGACTGGACACCAGTACCTATCGTTCCTAAGTTTGTAAAGATTGTAGTAAACAAGATCCTATCGTCTAAGTTCTACCCTAACGTAGAGGCCGTAGATCCACTCTCTCGCAGTGAGAAGGACTACGAGAAGAACAAGATGAAGATCTTCATCGAAAACAAAGACGTACTTAAGGAAGCCAAAGAGTCTGGACTGCGTACTGAGGTAGACCCCGACCAACTTCCCGACACTGCAGAAGAAACCGAAATCTTCCTTGAGACCAACATCAAGACTGCAGCAGAAATCGCTGCACAGATTGGAATCAACCTTACCCTTAGCTGGAACGACTTTGACGAGCGTGTGTTCCGTCGTAACGTAGAGGACCTTGTGACTTGCGGTATGGCTGTTACCAAGCGCAGCAACGACCCGAACTACGGAATCGTAGAGGAGTACGTTGACCCAGCATACTTCGTCCACAGCTTCACAGACGACCCCACGTTCAGCGACATCATCTACGCAGGACATATGAAGCGTATGAGCATCTCTGAGCTTAAGCGTGTGGCAGGTAATCAGTTCACTGAAGACCAGTACGAGAAGATGGCACGCACGGTGATGAACCGATTCGGTAACGATGCCAACCGTTTTATGGACCAGCGCTACGACGTAGGTATGGACCGCTACTACTACGGATACGACGAGTACACCATTGACGTACTTGACTTCGAGTTCGTAAGCGTTGACAACATCATCTTCGAGAAGAAGGAGTCTCGCTTTGGTAACATCGGCTTCTACTACAAGGGCCACAAGTACAATGCACCACAGCAGAGCGTATACGATCGTGAAGCTGTTTATATGCAGAATCAAACTCTTTACGGAGGTTGCTACATCCTTGGCACGGAATACATCTACGACTACGGGGTAAAGAAAAATATACCTAAGAACGTACACGACCTTAGCCGTACTCGTATGAGCTACAGCGTGATGGCTAGCAATATCCGTCGTATGATTCCTAAGTCAATGGTAAGTTCTATCATTGGATTCGCTGACCAACTTCAGATCACTCACCTCAAACTTCAGCAGTCAATCGCTAAGGCTAAGCCTGATGGATTGATTGTAGACATCGAAGGATTGGAGAACGTACAGCTTGGTCGCGGTGGAGAGCTTCAGCCTCTTGACATCCAAGACATCTACGAGCAGACTGGTATCTTCTACTACCGTTCTAAGAACGCAGACGGAAGCTTCCAGAACCCGCCTATCCGTCCGTTGGACAACAGCATCCGAAACATCAACGAACTCATCACCATCTACAACCACGCACTACGGATGATCCGTGACGCTACGGGTATCAACGAGGTTATGGATGGAACATCTCCAAAAGGAGACCAGCTTGTTGGTGTACGTCAGCAGCAGCTTGCCGCTGGTAACAACGCACTCTACGACATCACCAACGCAGCGATTGTGCTGTACCGTAAGATCTGTGAAGACGTAGTGAAATGTCTGCAGATTCTGCCTCCAAAATCTATTTTGTACCAAGCGTACGAAACTGCGAT